CGGTTCGTTACACTTGATTACGATTTTGCCGCCACTCTTTCCTCGATTAAAACCACGTCCTGCCAGGCTGCCTAATGGTTCTTCTATTCCGCTCGCCATTGATGCCGAGTTGGATACTACCGCTTCAAAATCGATTGTCGTCGACATACCACCCTCATACACTGGAGTTTCAGCTCTGAAGTAGTAATCTGTTGTGTATACTGTCTCAATCCAGTCCTTGTAACTGCCTCCGCTGATTGCGATACGGTTCAGCATGTTGTACACCTTTTGCGCCAGGTTCAGTGCGTCCAGGTTAAGTTTTCCGTCGCTTACGTCTACGTCTGTTACTGCGTTGATTCCGTTATCACCGTCTACCCACTCTTTGTTGACCCAGTTATTGAACAGGTCTGACTGATATGTTTTCAGACATAAGCCACCCATCTCCATGTTGATTATGGGATATATTATCTTATCCTTGTCAGTTTCTTCGTAATTGCTCGGGAATAGTACTCTGTAGATGAAGTTTGATTTCAATTTTTCATCGCTATTTCTTCCGACTACGATTTTTTCACGTCCTTTGCTTAAGATGTATTCCCTCAGGTCGTCGATTTCCGTTAACGGGAATGAACTTGTGTACTCTTCTGTTATTGTACCTTGTGTAATATTTTCGGTTGTTCCTTTAAGGGTTACATTGTCCCATGCGTTTCCTACTATATTTCTTGATAATTTGTAATATGCGCCTTTTGTTGTTTTGAGTACTATCTTATTTTTCTCGACACTTACTTTTTCCCAATAGTTTGTTCTTCCCTCTTCAAATCTTACATCTATGTATATAGGGCTTGTATCGATTGTGTATTTTATTTTTTTTATATTTTCAAGATTCAGATCTGTTCCCGTAATTGTTACCGTAGACGGTGTTGTACAGATTAATACTTTGCCTGCGCCGGTGTCAGCTATTTTCCCCGCAAAATCTCCCGAAACCATGGTCGTTGCATTCTGTATTGTACTACCACCCATTACATAGAACCGTTCTTCCTGTTTGTTGGCGTAATAGTTTTTAAAGACGTCATAGTATCCTAGGAATGGAACTATGTTGTATTCTTGTACCTCTGAGGTTGTATACCATGGTTCTGTTTTTACTCCTAGATATTCTGCTAATGATGCCTTCCCTTCTTTGTCCCCTTTGTTTCTCACATAGAATTCTGCCTTGGGAAGTTTTACTTTGCTCATATCCAGTCCGATATTGAGTGTGTTGTTATGCAGCATTGCATTGTACAATCTTATAGGACACGTAAATACATCTGCCTGGAACTTGAAGTTTCCGAACAGCGGCCCGATAGTCGGATGTGTCATGATTTGTGTGTCCAGGTCAATGTTAAATGTATCTCCGGGTAATCCTAACAGCTTCATAAATGGTACTAGTGTACCTACTCCCATAGGACTGCGCCAGGCACTTGACAGGTTATGTGTACTTCTTCCGTACTCCCTGAGGGATACCGACATCTTGTTGTTATCCCCTAGTGTGTTTTTTCCGATGTTTACTTTCATTGTTTTTCATTATTAGTTGATAATTCAATTACTCGTCCGATAGCTCCTGAGATTATTTTGCATATTGTCTCCAGGTTTAGGCTCTCCAGGCTTTCGATTAGCTCCTTTTTGGTTTTATATACTCCGTCCGATACAATTTGTCTTCCTACTGTTGCGAACCATACGTCTTCATCTTTTTCTCTTCCCTTACGCAGCATGATTATGCCTCTGTATTGTTCCGTGTAATCATTTTCGTTCATTTCATTTTATAATTAAAATTAGTACTGTCATTTTCTTGATTTGCGCTAGCGTTCTGGTCTACTTTCTGCTCGCTGTTGCTGTTGTTTTTCTGGATGTTAAGGCTTATTACACATCCTCCTAGTGTTGCTGCCAAAACCCATGCCACTACAAGCAGCATAATCAGTTTTCTTTCCTTGTCACTTTTAACATTCTCCATGATTTTTTGTTCATATCTGTTAAATATTTCCCTAACTCCTTGTAGCTTCCACAGGTGGTGGTTAGGTTCACCACCTGTCCTGTCATTTCGTTAACGAACTCGATTTCAAATATAATGAATAATTTTATATCTTGATTTGTTTCTTCCATTTTTTGATTTATTAATTTCTTTTCAATCTTTTCCCAATGTCCACATAACTCTCCAGCTTCTTTCTTTCACTTCAAGCGCAGCGCCTATGAATATGTTTGGAAATAGTACCTTCATTTGTTTTATTGTATTCATGGCTACAAACTCAGTTTCGAATCTCTCAACTGTTATTTCATCTTTAAAAATGATTGTAATTCTGTAATTTTTTTTTGTCTCTTTCATTGTTATTTTACGATTTCAGTTATACTTATCACTTCTATTTGAATTCCGCTTGTTTTAAATGCATTGCACAGGTTTTCTGCTTCCAATAATGCGTGGAGCATCTTATTTGCACTTATAAATCCTTCTAATGTTCTTCCGTTGTTTAAGTTCTTGTAGATAATCATAAAATTTTTCATAACTGTAATCTTTTGTTTTTCTGTTTTGCAAATATAGGCATTTTTTTGAAAACGCAAAATTTTGAGCATTTTTCTATTATAATCAAATAATATTTTTTCTATTAAAAATAAATCTATATGTATATGATAGCCTGTTGAAACTGTTTATAACTGTGTTAATTTGCTTATTTCCAGCTTTTTATCTTGTTCATAACTTTGTTGATAACTTTTCATTTATTTATTTGCATTGTTCATAACTTTCTTCTGTAGTAAAACATTTTAATATTCCAAATTTTAAGGCATTTATTTATCAACAAGTTATTAACAGGTTTATTAACCGATTTTGTTGGTTTATCAACAGGTTATCAACACCCACAAGCCGAATACTTGGAGGCTTGCATATAGTTGGCAGCATGACCGCCCGAGAGCGTTGTCTCGGGCAGCAAGCTAGCCTTGCGTAGTCATGTTAATAATCGGAGCCGCAGGCTCCCTACCTTCTGGTCACTCAAGGATGGCGAAGCTGGCGAAGCTAGCGAAGTTTTCGAGCATTTAGCCTTGCCTGGTGCATTTTTTCCAGTCTTGCCTTAACTTTTTCTCGCTCCCAGTCTTCTGGATTATCTCCATATAGAAGCTCGGCTCTTCTTTGGTAGTATCTTGTCAGATTATCCCATTCTTCCAGGTTGTCTGTACTTACCTTCTCTCCTGCTATGTATCGGTATCCTCTTTCCTGCTTGATTATCCAGAGTTTTTCTCTTTCTTCTTCGGTGTATATTTTGTCATGGTAATACTTTGGCAATGGTAGTTCATTTCCATCTTCCAGTTTGTAGGTCTCTCTTGTTTCCTTATCTCTGTAACGGTTTCTTTTTGCGTTATAGCTCATTTCGTAGTTATTTCCTATCCCTGCGCTGCACATTACCTTTCCCCTGAAATCAGGCCATTTCTCGCATATCTTCAGCATGTACTTAGTTACATACGCAATAGTTGTCTGGTTAACATAATCTCCTATGTAGGTGTATCCGTACCCCCAATGGTTTATTCTTTCCTTCGGACACCATACTATTCCATGTAAGTGTATTCTTCCGTAGTCTTCTCCCTTTTCTGTGACCATCCAGTGTCTTATGGACTTTCCCGTTTTTTTTCGGATTCTTTCCAGCCATCTTCTCACAGCTACCTTGCACATCTCGTTTTGTTCGGTATAGTTCAGGTTATTTTTACTTTTCTTGAACAGTTCCCACGACAGTTTCTGGTAATTTTCTTCGTTGAATGTCAGTGTAATAAATAGCGCGTCAGGATTGTTTTTCAACTCTTCTGCCAGTCTTATCCTCCAGTTTCTCGCTTTTTCCTTTCGGCATTCGATACATTTTCCGCATTTTGTCGGCACATATCTTAACCTTTCATCATTGCATTCTGGTACATTTCCTTGATTTTTCTTGGTGTACATGTACTTTTTGTTTAATATATATTTGGTATATAAGCACATAGTTAAAATTGTCTTACGTGGAACATAAATAAAAAAATAGAACAGCACAATGTATGTAGCATTATGGTCTGGCACGCTTGCGTGCCTGGCCTCTGGTGCATACGTTGTACTGTTCTTAGGCGAGCGCCGACTGAGCTCCATCAAATAACGAGTCCCGCATGGTGCGTTAGGGATAGGAGGCGAGTATGGCCTTTAGGCCATTTGTCTGAGCCGGATAGCCCGACCCCCTTGCGGGGTAACGCCCCCTATAATTTTCCTACAATCATCTTGATAATTTTTCCAATTAATCTTGCGTAATCTCCTTGGCCTGTCATCTCTTCCAGCATTTTGCTGAATGCCTGGTCTTGATCCAGTTCCCAGTCTTCTCTTTCGTATTTTTTCAACATTAGCTTTATCTCCTGTGTCGGCTTGGTCATCTCGTCCAGCTTCCCTTGTGCGATTAGTCCTATATCATTGCTTAGCTTGTCGAGAATCTTCTTGTCGAACAGCATTTTCTTTTCATCGTAAGACAGCGTTGCCATGTCTTTCTTGAAATTTCCGTAGTATCTCTCTATAACGGTCTCTTCCCATCCATGAGACTTTCCATTTTCAAACCATTCGCTTGACTTGATAACTCTGTTCATGTCATCTTGGAACTGTGCGATTCTGGTTTGCACTTCCTTGTTGGCTACGTTTGCTTGAATGAGCTTGATTGATTCCTCGGTAGCTTCTGCTGTTTTTTTCAGGTTTTCAATTTTCTGTTCTACTTCCTCGGTATCTTTCTTGTTTTTTCTCACTTCGGCCACCTTTTTCGCCAGGTCTATTCCTACACCTACCAGATTTTCAATTTTTTGAGCTGTTGTTTCGCTCCTTATCTTTTCGGCTTGTGCATTTGTCAGTTCTGTTTGTGCTGCCACCTGTTGTGCCTGTAATGCTACTTGTAGCCCCATTGGTTGCATTGCTGTTGCTGGACTGACTGTTGCACCGTGTGCCTGACCTGCGCTTCCTGACCCTCCGTTAAGTAATGCCGGATTCAGACCCGCTGCCTTCATTTGTTTCACTTGGTTTTCATAACCTGTATAGTCAAACATCTCCTTGGCGTATTCCTGACTTTTCGCTGCTGCTTCCTTATTCCACTGGTTTTGCTGCTCCATTCTTCGGTCTTCGTCTTTACTCTGTATTGCATACATTTCTCGTCCGTATTGCATCTGTTTTTGTTGGAGTTCTCTCTGCATGGCTCTATCCTTTGCGCCGCTCGCTGCTCCTGCGATGGTTCCTGCGAGTCCTGTAATTAAACCGCTTCCTCCACCTCCTAAAAATCCTAATAATCCCATAACTTGATTGTTTTCGCGCTTTTTCTAAAAGCGAGGTTATTATACTAGATTATAATGGCTACATGCGTACCCGAAGGTACGCATGACTTATTGAAGTCCTACTGTCATGTAGGTTGCCCAGCATCATTTGATGCGCCGCCTTGAGCGGTATCTTTCTTGTTCACTTCTTCACTTGGAGGCTGTTGTCCTTTTGCAATGCGTTCCCTATTAACTCTGTCCATCGCATTTTGTGCGATTTCCCACTTGTCTGCCCTCACGTCGTATTGTGGCATTACCCCCTTTTCCTTTGGCGTATAGATTAATGGTGAGGTATCCTTGATAGGTTCTCCTGTTTCTACCAGTTTCTTACATCTGTCCTCAATGGACTGTCCTTCGTATGATTCCACCCTGAATTGGGTAAAACTTTTTGTGATAATTCTTGGCTTTCCCATATTGTTTACATTAAAGGTATCTGTGCTGCGCTCATAACGCGTCTTGCAATAATTCTCTTTCCGATTTGTACCCAGAAATCTCTGTTTGTATCCGTGTTCGTTGCGAAGATATACGTATAGTCTTTCGGTGAGATATATGTACTGGGATTGGTAATTTCTCCAACTTCGTTGACGTCATATATTCTGTTCAATACCATGTAGCTTTCTTCTTCTCCTGCTGCGAAGTCTGCATACGTTCTGTTCACGTCCGTCATGTAGTTCAGCCATGCAGGCTGCTTCCCGATTGCGTCATTAAGCCTGGCCCGTCCGTGCATCTGGTG